TGAGAGATTTTTTAAGCGCGTAGGAGGAGGGGTAATATATATGTGTATAATCATTACTAAACGTTACAGGTGTGACGCCTTTCATAAGTTCCGGAAAAATAGATTCAGTTCTATAGTCTCTAAAAACTCTAAGATCGGGTTGGATCGCCTCAGATCCATCACCCCAAGATATACTCAAATAACTTGGAAAGACCTCTGTATAGATATTCGATATATCCAAAGTAACTTTAGTTAAATCAAATAGATCTATTTGACTTAATGTCTTTTCTGAATTTGTTTCAGATTTAGTAGAGGATATAGTTAGGTTGTAAGTGTTCATAGTATTAAAGAAGCTGCGGAAATTGGCGTGCTTTGAGCGCATAAGGTAGGAACTACCGATGAAAGTGTAAATCTTAACGAATTTAAATTTATGATACCTGCTGATGTTATAAAATCATGAGTAAATCTACTATTGTTACTAACAAAAGCAGCTGAATCTAAGAACTTAACCTCATCAGTATGTTCAAAGAGATAATTTATTAACTCAGGACCTTTATTTAAATCTTTTACCAACACGGCTAAGTTAAACTGTTCATTATCGCTACTATAAGTTAGTATAGGCTTACTACATTCAATCGGCACTACATCAAAAGATGAAATATTAAAGAAACATGCTGAAGATACAGCAGGGTTACCCGTGGTTGGATAAATTTGTTCTGTCTTATCTTCTATGTATGTATATTTGTAGATTTTAGGGTATAGTAATATATTTTTAAACGTTTTTTGCTCTCTAACCATTTTGCAAAAATACACATCGTTGTTAACTTTTAACCTGTTGCTCACTTTATCAAAAAAGTCAGTATTTAAAGTTATTGAATTAGTAAAGGTGCGTGGTGATATAAATGTATTATCCTCATAGTCTGTTTTTTCTGTTACAAGATAAGAACTCGTTTCAATAAACAAGGTATTATATAGTATATCAAAATCTACAACCTTAGTAGAAAGCTCGTCACATATTGCCGTGCTATATTTTCCGGAAAAATAACCTAAAGCATCCGTTAACTCTTTAACAGCCGGCGTGTCAGGACTCTCGTTAATATTTTTAACATAAATTTTACCTGTATGATTTCGTTTATCAAAAAATTTATCACTACCTGTTTGTACAGTGGACAGTGACGTTCCGGAATATACTTCATCTCTGTAATCAAATCCTTCTTCCGCTTGAGTGTAGTTAAATATAATTTCGTCGGTAAATTTAGCGCCATCGTAGTTTTTAACGTTGTTATCACCAGACAATCTTACATTATAAGTAAAATTACCAGATAGCCCTTCGTACAAAGCAATCCCTGGTTGATATGCAGTCCCTGGTCCGGTATTATCACACAACGCTCGTACTACAGTAGAAGCGTTGTCGTAATACCCAATTCCCGCTTCTACTAAATCTGAAAAATAGAATTGATCTACACTCGATGTAAAGGCGCTTAATCCTGTTCTGATTGGCTGTTTTAGAGCTTCTGTCTCAGACATTCTAAAATACGCCCCGTCTTTTACATCTGCATCAATAACAAGAGTTTCTGGTCTTCCGTAATCTACTTCTAAAAAATTAGTAGGTTCGAGCAGTTTTTGATAAGGGGTATAGAACCTCGCGAAAATAAAGTAAGTAGACAGGGGTAGTTGCGGAGTTTGATCACCTACTGCAGTTAGGCCGTTAGTAAACGACGTAATCCCGGATCGTATAGTTTGTGAAAATGTACTACTATCAGATATACTGTAATCAAAATTAAACCCTTCATTATATAAATCATCAAAAAACTGATAACCATTTAAAACTAGGCTTTTAATTTGTTTTTTAGTCTCCTTTTTTAAATTATCTCTATAATAATTATTATCCTTTATTAATCCAAAAATATTTCCAAAAATATCCTTTTTACTTTGATCTATATACCCTTGGTCGTATAGGTAGGATAAGTCTGTATTTAAATTTCTATCTTGATTTATCTCTGAAGTATATCCTATAAACCCAGTACTCTCCTTAGTTAAGTTCGGTTGGTTTATAGCTATACCCTTACTTCTATTATTAATGGAGGTTGAAGTATCTACTATAAACGTTAAAACTTGGTCATTGTTAGTAAATAAATTTGGATCAGGAAATATATATAATGCCCCCGGCGGGTACGATTCTTTTTGGTAAAAATCTATTCGCTTACCTTGGATAGTAGCTATTGCAGTATTGGTGGGACGAAAGTATCCTAAATCTCGCTCACTTATTATATCGTTTGAAAATACCGAAGCGGTTGAGGGATATTTCTGATTAAGAAAGTTAGCATATGGCTTATCTGCACTAAACAGTACACCTATATCCGGAGTACCATTTCTATCTGTAGATAAGTAGTAGAAGTCTGTCCCCATAAACTTCTCTGTTTGGTGCTTTTTGGAATTAAAGAGTTTATCGGTTTCTTTTAGCTCTCGTATATCCAGCCGGACAAGAGCGAACACCCTATCTACAATTTCTTTTTCCGGTGTTAAAAATAGATTCATCCCTGCTGGAATTGTACCAGGTTCATACGCCTTGAAATTGGCTCCATAGTCTTCTACATCAGGCTCTCTATTAAAATATTGAGAATAATTATCAAAATATTCTGTAATAGACACAGATAGGTTATCCTTAATAACGTCAATATCGTAATCTATACCTGCTGTACTTCTGTTTTCTAGAAAATCTAAAACTACATCTTTAATGGCTTGCTTAGCTCCCAAATTACTACCCTTTACCTTTGTCTTAGTAACAGAGTAGTACAACAAATCTCTCTTCTTTTTATAATATAAAATAATACTTCTAATCTTACTACTATAAAACGACATTGCTGTTTGAACATCGTACTTATCATCAAAGTTTAATTGTGTAAGGAATTTTTTTTCTGCGTTTGTCGAAAAGTTAAGAGTAATATCTTTTAGAAAATCTCTATACCTGTCAATTATAATTTCCGTATTGTCAGTTGATTGTGACTCAGTTTGTATGTTCCATTCATTAACGTAATTACTATAGAATGTGTTAAGAGTTTCAGGAAGATAATCCTCACTCACAAATTTAATAAACTGCAAAAATGTATAAGGCTCGAACTTATCCCTTGCATCCTCTCTCTTTACGTCGGGATTTGTAATAGAAAGAACTACCTTTGGAAACCCTGTATTAATGTTATCCATTAAACATATTTATCCTTAAAATAAGGATAGACTACTAAATAACGAATTTCGTATCATTATATCAAATATATTTCCCTCTCCCTGCAGCGCGCTTAAAGGCTCATTAAAATTAACAGTTGTTAGTCCGTTTTCATAATCTATTAATCCACTTAGAATAGTATCGTCATATACCGCAGATAAACTATAAAACTCGTAAAACGTATTAACAGTTTCTATAGTATATGAATTAGGTAAACTTAGTCCCCACCCCCAACTCCCAGCCCCGCTTAGTGAAGCATTTGTAACCTCTGTGCTAAAGTCACTAAGCATGTATGTGTTAGCATTCCTAGCACCTCCACCGGTGTTTACACCGGACAATGCACTAAGAGGCTGGTACGTGTTTAGTCGCTTATATGTGTTACTAAATAGTTCATAAGCTACTAGGTCAGTACCAGCAGTAATTTCATATGTTAATGAATTTACTTCCGGACCTAGATTTTTACCATAAATTTCTTTATTTGCTGTACCCTTAGGGTCAAAGTTTTCTTCAAACTTATTTTTACCCCCTCTAAATTTATTATAATTAACACTAAGCGTGTTTAAGAACCTCTTAACCTGTGTTGGTTCTTGTGCCTGTGCTCTATCAAATACAATTCCATCATCCCCGACCATATTTGACATATTAATTAACGAGTTTATATCACAATAATCAATATCAGCGTTATTGGATACAAAATTAAATATCTTTTCGTAGAGCTTTTTTCCAATAACATCATAATTGCTACTCACATCTCCAAATATACTCCCTATAAAATCTGAAAAGAAAATATCTTTATCAATTAATATTTCCTGAAAACGGAGATCTTTAATTGTTTGTTCAAAGTCAAAATTTTCATTATGCTTATAAAGGCCGTAATAGTCTTTCGGGTAACAGGTAAATGTTGTATGTCCTGATACAGTTCCGTAATCAGTAGGGCCGCTAGCATATGGAACACTTGCACTGAGAGTTAAAACTGGTGCGGTGGTTGAAAGTTGATCATTAAAGGTAAATACACCTCGATACCAAAATTTTGTATCTATATATGACAGGGTGTTGTATAGGCTAGATATAGTATAGTACTTTGAGAGGACAGGCGCGCCAGATATATCCGGTCCTAATGCAGGAGACGTTCCAGATAAAAGCACAAAAGACGGATTACCCCCGGATAGTGCTTTCATGGTAAACTTAAACCCAGATAATGTTGACCCGGATCCTGGCCCGGCAGACCCCGCCGGTGATAAAGTAAACGGCATTTCTAGACCTTTATACTGTACGTCACTTACCTTGAAGGAATTTATTTCATCACCCTCACTAACTAATCCATTTGAAGATATTCGTACACAGCTTAAAACTTGCCCAGACGTCGCACCAACTGCTGTAGACAATGTAACATTAAAGTTATTAGTATAGTTGTTATTTCTATACCCCTTAAGGCTATTAGAAAAAATATTATTTCTATCTTTAAAAAATGATATATTTAAAGGATTAAATTGCTCTTCAGTCTTTACGTAAATTTCCTTTAACCCAGAAGCCCCTACGTGTACACTAGACAAACTAGAGCTTAATCCGTTAACAATTACAGTTTCCGTTCCATTAGTACTAAGCCTAGCATATATATTAGTTGAAGATAGTGATATTTTATCTAACTCAACATATTCCCACCCTGACACAGCTGTTATATAATTTTTGTCGTATATAGAAAAATAATTCTTAAGATGATTATAGGCATCCTTACTTAAATTAAAAAAATTGTGATACTGGCACCCGGATATGCTGTAATATATATCCTGAAAATCCTGATAGAATGGTGTGTTGGATGTAATTGTAATAGGTGTTGAAAACTCACCGGCAGATAGATTTAAATTTAAGGTTTGTAAGTCAACCGTAAACGTGTTAGTAACGTAGTCGTGAATTGTTACAGTGTCACTATATGACGCAAGGATAGCATTATTATCACAATCTCTTAATATCATTCTAACCGTGTATTGACCGGGATATTCGAAAATATGTGCACTAGTGAGATTGTTTGCAAAGGTTCCATCGCCAAAATCAAATGTAACTTTTTGATCATTTAAAGGTACGCTCCTACTTTCGTTATTAGGAATTCTAGCTTTAAAGGTTAGAGGCGTTATACTAAGATTATAGGAAGATAGCTTAGCTTCCCCTTTATAATCTTCTACATCAAAGAGCGCAAAATCTGTCTTAATATTACTCATCTATTACTTTAATACGACTAGATATAGAAAAAGGTGAATACAAGTACGGGAACTTAAAATAAGGCAACGTAATGTCCTGATTTATAATACTAATATCACTAGTTTCGTATACCGGGTTAAATGATAAAAACGAGATAGTTTCTATAAAACTATCTCTAGATTCGTTTTTCGTATATGCTCTTTTAACACCTTCAATAGACAATATATCATTCATTAAAGTACTAAAGTTTAATTGTTGACCTAATTTATTGTTGCTTGGCTCGAAAAAAGCGGCTATAGCCGCGGCTACCCTAGCTGATATAGTATCTTTATTAATTTTATTAGTACTTGGCCGTACTATATACAAATAAGTTTCATTAAGAACATTTAAATTTATGTCTGGTGAATCGGTATACCCTAAACCAAAGGCCATATATATTGGATCTCTAGGGACAACAGTATTTGAAACCATTTTTCGGTCATCAGTTGTATCTACTAGTAGATTTTTAAACGATTCAGAAAGATAAGGAGGGTAATAACCGTCCCTTGTAGCAGTAAACTTTGGTACACAGAAGACATTAACGTTATTGAAATCACATGCATCAGCAAAATTAATTTGATTTATTAATACCCTGTTTACCTTATTAGGATCAACACAAATGTCATAAAAATATTTTATATATTCATTTATATATGAATCATTATTAACAACAACAACACTATTAACCACGTTAGCTAAATTTTTCTGTACATACGCTTCATAATCAGACTCAGTTACTAACCTTAATTGCGATGAAAATGCTTTAGGGGCGTTTAAACGTATTTGTTCTACTGTTTCTTCTTCTGATAGGGAAGTTGAATTTTGAGGGTTATTAAAAGTAAGAAAAGAACTATTTGCTACATTAATAAACGAAGTTTCGTTTTTATTGGAAAAGGTATCGTTAAAAATTCGTCTCTGTCTAACAGAGTCATAAACATATAGCTTATTTCCATTTATAGTGTTTTTACTAATCACTCCAGCTCTGTTGTCAGATTGTATATAATTAACCGATACAATATCCCCTCGATTAAGCTTTTTACCAAAAACACCGTTACCAAATTTTATCTCATAAAATCCGTTTTCGTTTAAACGCCTCTCATAAACACGCGTATTAGAGTTAGAAAGATATAAGCTATCTACTTCTCTATATTCATAATAAGTGTTATTATTAGCCTCCTTTACATAAACACTTATTGTATTATCCGCTATAAATTTCTCTACATCTGTATCTATTACATTCTTTACAACTATAGGAAGAACTTCAAATTCTTCACCTTGTGCTGAATAATCCGGGTACTCTTTAATAGATCCTTGATAAAGAACTACAGTATCATCTAAAGTTTTTATTTTTTCAACACCACTAGTGGTTTTGTTAAACGAATAATCATCTAAGAAATTATATTGAACACCACCAGCTAAGAAGTAAGAATATTTTCTTATAGTGTAACTACCTGTAGGCATATCAGCCGCAGCCACAGCTTTTATTGGTACTATTGATGTTTGTTTTCCAGCCGGTTTATAGCCTATTAGCTTCACTATCTTATTCATATTTTCATATAGCGTAGCTTGATCAAAATTTACCTCAGCAGCTGTGTTGTTTAAATAAAATAATAACACATGATATGAATAAGCAATTATATCTATAATTGCTGCTAAATTACTCCCATCAAAATTCTGATCAGTGAATTTTTCATTCTCGTTTAAACGATTAACTATATAATCTTTTAAACTTACAGCATCAAATGTAGCATAGGCATTTTGAGGTAACTCAAAATCTAAAAATTTGTTTTCTATTTCTGACTTAGGCATAATTTTAAAAAATATAATATCCGTTATTATTTAATAGCGATCTAATAGAGAGTCCGTACACATTTAATGCTGGTATATCGATTTGCAATGTTATATAGTATTCATTAGCGTCGGCGTTAGGTTCTACAGAAACATTACCGACACTAATTCTAGGCTCCATTGTAGGTAGCCGCGTGATTATATCATCCTGAATACTAAAAGCTGTAAACTGTGACACTGGTTCAAATAAATAACCTCTTAAATCTAACCCAAATTCCGGGCTTAATATCTTCTCTCCTGGTGTTGTTAAAAAAATGTTTCTTATGCTATTTTTTATAGCATGCTCATCATAGGATCCTTGCACATCTTTTAGAATAACCGGCTTGTTAATTTCTTTATTATAATACACGGCAGTTTCTAAATCTAAAAACAAATCTTTAAACAAATACCCCTGGTTCAGAGAAGAATTCTCGAGAGGGTTTACAGATATATCCTTTATTTTTATAAGAGCCATTTATAATATTTAATACCAGAGTGGTAAATCGAATTTAAGGAACTATAATATAATTAAGTATGCGCGTTAAAGGTAAAACCGTCGTTGATGTAGAAATAACTCCATTTGAACTAGTAAGTGCTCTTAGAGAGAAGATTTACTCTAAATTAAATTTACCTGGAGAAGAAGGTCGAGTCTTTGTTAAAGGTGGTCGATGGGTACATGAAAAGACAGTATACACGACACACTCTTTCGAGATTGAGGAAGATTTGGGCCCTGCTAAAGATGAGGATGTAGAAGTGTTTACATCATTTTATACTTTAGCAGA